CGCAGCTACAGCGTGAAGGCCCGGCTGCACCTGTTCGACGGCGTGGCCGCCGGTCCCTGCCTTGAGGCGGCGAACGCAAGGCTGGCGAGTTACCTTACCGAGCAGAAAAAGCTGGGGCGCAGCGTGCGGCGAGAGTCCTACGGGGCGGTGATGCGCGTGGCTGGTGTGGACTGGGTGGAAATCACCGAACCGGCGGCGGACATCATCATGGACCGCACGCAGGCGGGTTACTGCACCGGCACGGATGTGTCCGTGGCGGGCGATCAGGGGGTGATATGAGCAACAGCAGCCTGATGCCACCCGGTTCGTCTGCGCTGGAGCGCCGTTTAGCGCAGGCGTGCAGCGGTATTTCCGGGCTGAACGTGCCGCTGCGCGACCTGTGGAACCCGGCCACCTGTCCGGTGAGTTTTCTGCCTTATCTGGCCTGGGCGTTTTCAGTGGATCGCTGGGACGAAAGCTGGGCGGAGAGCGTCAAGCGGCAGGTGGTGAGCGATGCGTTTTACATCCATCAGCACAAGGGCACTATCAGCGCCATCCGTCGCGTGGTGGAGCCGTTCGGCTTCCTGATCCGGGTTGTTGAGTGGTGGAAAAATGGTGAAGCACCCGGCACGTTCCGGCTGGACATCGGCGTGCAGGACCAGGGCATAACCGAAGAAACCTATCAGGAACTTGAACGGCTGATCAGCGATGCGAAGCCGTGCAGCCGTCATTTGCTGGGAATGTCGATAAACCTGCAGGTCAGCGATGAAACGCTTATAGCGGCGGCCAGCTATGACGGTGATGACCTGACCGTTTATCCGTATACCCCGGAAATTATTTCCGTCAGCGGCGCAGTTTATGGCGGCGCGGCGGTTCACGTTATTGACCTGATGGAAGTGGGACCATGACACAAAAATACTATGCAATCGTAACCAACCTGGGCGCGTCGAAGATTGCCAACGCCGCTGCACTCGGTACAAAACTGAATATCACACAGATGGCCGTGGGCGACGGCGGCGGCACCTTGCCGACACCGAACGCCAGCCAGACGAAGCTGGTTAACGAGGTGCGCCGCGCCGCCATCAATACGCTGAGCATTGACCCGGCCAACGCCAGCCAGATGATTGCCGAACAGGTGATCCCCGAAACGTCGGGAGGATTCTGGATCAGAGAAATGGGACTCTTTGATGCCGACGGCACGCTGATTGCGGTGTGCAACACGCCGGAAACTTACAAGCCCGCGCTGCAGGAAGGCAGCGGTCGCACGCAGACCGTTCGCATGATTCTGATCATCAACAGCACCGACGCCATCACCCTTAAGATTGACCCGTCCGTGGTGCTGGCAACGCGGAAATATGTGGATGACAGTATCCTCACGGTTCGCCAGTACGCCGATAAGTTACTTGCGGATCATCTTGCGGCTGAAAACCCGCATGACCAGTACCTGCAGACAGCGAATGCGCTGGCAGAAATCAAAGACGCCGGGCTGATTGCTGCCCTTCTCAAAAACCTCGGTTTAGGCGAAGGCGCGCCGGTTATCGGTTCGCCTTTTCCCTGGCCGCACGCAAAAATGCCAAATGAACTCTTTGCCTCAATGTCAGGCATGGTCTTTCTGAAAAGTAATGGTGCGACATTCAGCAGCTCGCTATATCCAAAGCTGGCGCTGGCCTATCCGGGACTCAAGCTGGCCGATCTGCGCGGTGAGTTTATTCGTGGCTGGGATGACGGGCGCGGGGCTGACAGCGGGCGCGCGCTGCTAAGCAGCCAGGCTGACGCCTTACAGAACCACGGCCACCGCACCATCAGGCTGCGCTTCGTCGGCGGGCCGGGTGGTAACTTTGCCATACCCGACGGAAGTTCTGATTTCACTGGCGACAATGATTTAGTCGGTGATGTGTCGGCACGCAACTTTAATGGCGGGGCAGCGCGGATTGCAGGGGAGACGCGCCCTCGCAACGTGTCATTTAACTACATCGTGAGGGCTGCATAATGGCTAAGGTCATGCTTGATCAAAATGGCCAGGCCAAATCGGCTGGCACATTGACGATTTATAACTATGACGCGCTGAACGGTGAGTTTACCGGCTCCAGTGAAGAGTATCTGCCGCAGGGTGTTGGCCTGCCTGCCAATGCCTGCATTACCGCGCCGCCCACTATCGAGGCCGTGCAAGCAGCTGTTTATCGTGATGGCAACTGGCAGGTTGTTGCCGATCATCGCGGCAAAACGGTCTACTCCGTTTCTGATGGCTCGGAAATCGTAATATTAGAATTAGGTGATTACCCGGCAGATGCGACGCCGCTTGCGCCCGCAACCGCCTGGGATAAGTGGGACGGGGAAAAGTGGGTGAAGGATGAGGAGGCGCAGCGTGCCGCCGATGTGAAGAGCGCAGCCGGAAAAAAATCTGCGCTCATCAGTGACGCGAACGGCATAACTCAGGTATGGCAGACGCAGCTGCTGCTCGGCATTATCACGGATGCAGACAAAGTCTCGCTCACTGCATGGATGAAATATATTCAGGCGGTACAGGCGATTGATGTTTCTGAAGCCCCGGAAATCAACTGGCCTGCGCCGCCGGATATCGCGTAGGCGCTTTATTGTCTGTGGCATATTCCTGCAGGTGATCGGGATATGCCACGGATACAGATTTCCCGGAAAAACGAAACTCTTCTGCGCCCCATATAATTGCCTGCCTTAAAAACGCCTCTACCTCAGCGGATACTTCAACAGCATCAGCTGGCGCGTCCATGTCCTGAAGAAAGAAACCAGCAGCGCCCGGACTAAAAAGCATGTTTTTCATATCAGTACCCTATGGATTCAAAATGAATGGTCGGTGCCTCACCCAGCACAGGCGTTGTGTACGCCACCGTAAATCGGGTTTTTGATACATCACTGCCTGTATCCGTATCGCGATGTGTGGCAAGCGTCCTGCCTGCCATTGATCCCTGAGCTGTATAGGCCTGGCTGGCAAGCGTGGCCGTCGTTGACACCTGCGCATTCAGATACTGCCTCGGAAAAGCAACGCGGTAATAGTGGGTGTAGTAATCAACGCCGCCGAGCGTCTGCTTATTAAAGTTGCCTACAGGTGCCAGCGTAGCCGTTCCAAACTGCCTGATCATGCCGTTGGGTAACACATCCCAGCCGTTTTGCCCGTTCCGGGAAAAGGTGAAAGCGGACATATCCGGCAGCTGCTTATCGCCAGTCCCGACATCGCGTTTCGCTGCTTCTTTTAAACCGAGGTTTCTGAGAAACAAACGCCTGGCCCTGCGCCGGGCGGCGCTGGCACACTTGCGGCCATTTGCGGAGAACTCAGCGTGCTGATTGGCTACATCAGGGTGTCAACAAATGACCAGAACACGGACTTACAGCGGATTGCGCTGCAGAGCGCAGATTGTGAGCTGATATTTGAGGACCGGATAAGCGGGAAAACCAGCGACAGGCCGGGGCTGAAGAAGGCGCTGCGCTGCCTGCAGCCCGGTGACACGCTGGTCGTGTGGAAGCTGGACAGGCTCGGCAGAAGTATGCGGCATCTGGTCATGCTGACTGAAGAGCTGCGCGAGCGCGGCGTGAACTTCCGCAGCCTCACTGACAGCATCGATACCAGCACGCCGATGGGCCGGTTCTTTTTTCACGTTATGGGTGCCCTGGCGGAAATGGAACGCGAGCTGATCGTAGAACGTACCCGCGCCGGGCTGGCCGCTGCGCGTGATAAAGGGCGCATCGGCGGCAGGCGGCGGAAGATGACGCCGGAAACGGTGGACCGTGCCCGGCGGATGCTGGCGCAGGGCGCAACGCTGCTGCAGGTGTCACTGGTGCTGGACGTGTCAGTAAAGACGCTTTACCGCTATATCCCCGCCCCGGAACAGAAAACCCTGCGCGAAAACGGCGCGCCTGTTGTGTCAGGTATGGCACAACAGCCAGCGCGTGCCCCGTCATAGCGGACCATAGACCATAGCGGAACCCCTTCACAGGAGAACCGCCACATGGCACAGGATTATCACCACGGCGTGCGCGTTGAGGAAATCAACGAGGGCACCCGAACCATCACCACCGTCAGCACCGCGATTGTCGGGCTGGTCTGCACCGGCGACGACGCCGACGCGGCCACCTTCCCGCTAAACCGCCCGGTGCTGTTAACCGATGTACTCACCGCCAGCGGCAAGGCCGGGGAGTCCGGCACGCTGGCCCGTTCACTGGACGCCATCGCGGACCAGTCGAAACCCGTCACCGTCGTTGTGCGCGTGCCTCAGGGCGAAACCGAAGCGGAAACTACAGCTAACATCATCGGTGGCGTGACCGACGGCCAGCGCACCGGCATGAAAGCGCTGCTGGCCGCGCAGTCCGTGTGCGGCGTAAAGCCCCGCATTCTGGGCGTACCGGGGCACGACACCAAAGCCGTCGCCACCGAGCTGCTGAGCGTGGCGCAGAGCCTGCGCGGCTTTGCCTACCTGTCCGCGTATGGCTGCAAAAGCGTTGAAGAGGCGATTGCCTACCGCAGCAACTTCAGCCAGCGCGAAGGGATGCTGATCTGGCCTGACTTCATCAGTTTTGACACCGTGCTGAAGGCGGACGCAACGGCCTATGCTACCGCCCGCGCGCTGGGCCTGCGTGCCAAAATCGACGAGCAGACCGGCTGGCATAAGTCCCTGTCAAACGTGGGCGTGAACGGCGTCACCGGCATTTCAAAAGACGTCTTCTGGGACCTGCAGGATCCGGCCACTGATGCGGGTCTGCTGAACCAGAACGACGTCACCACGCTGATCCGTAAAGACGGCTTCCGCTTCTGGGGTTCCCGCAGCCTCAGTGATGACCCGCTCTTTCAGTTTGAGTGTTACACCCGCACCGCGCAGGTGCTGATGGATACGATGGCTGAAGGGCAGATGTGGTCCGTTGACGGTGCGCTGAACCCGTCGCTGGCCCGCGACATCATCGAGAGCATCCGCGCGAAGCTGCGCAGCCTGGTGACTCAGGGCTATCTGATTGGCGCGGACTGCTGGCTGGATGAGAGCGTGAACGATAAAGACACGCTCAAGGCGGGCAAGCTGCTGATCGATTACGACTACACGCCGGTGCCGCCGCTGGAAAACCTGCTGCTGCGCCAGCGCATCACTGACCAGTACCTGGTCGATTTCAGCAGCCGCGTCAGCGCATAAGGAGACGGAAAGATGGCATTACCCCGCAAACTCAAGCATCTGAACCTGTTCAACGCAGGCAATAACTGGCAGGGGCTGGTTGAGTCCGTGACGCTGCCGAAATTCACCCGCAAGTTTGAGAAGTATCGCGGCGGCGGCATGGCCGGTGCGGTGGACATCGACATGGGCCTGGACGACGGCGCGCTGGACACGGAATTCACCATTGGCGGCACTGAAGCACTGCTGATTAAGCAGATGGGCACCACCACCGTGGACGGCATTCAGCTGCGCTTTACCGGCTCCATTCAGCGCGACGACACCGGCGAAGTGCAGGCGGTCGAGCTGGTCACGCGCGGACGCTACAAGGAGCTTGATTCCGGCGAATGGAAAACCGGTGAATCCAGCACCACCAAAGTGTCCGGCACCAACAGCTATGCAAAGCTGACCATCAACGGCGAAGTGCTCTATGAGTGCGATCTGGTGAACATGATCGAAATCGTGGGTGGCACCGACCTGATGGAAGCGCACCGGAACGCGCTGGGCCTGTAATCACCCCGGCAGGCGCTGAGCCTGCCGCTTATCTCTCTTTTTAACGGAATCAAATCATGACTGATAAAACCGCTCCAAATGAAAAAACCGTTGAGCTGGACACCCCGATCCTGCGCGGCAAAACAGAAATTACCTCCGTCACTGTGCGCAAGCCACAGTCCGGTGCGCTGCGCGGCACCCGCCTGCAGGCGCTGATGGACATGGACGTGAACGCACTGATCACCGTGCTGCCGCGCATCACTACCCCGGCGCTGACCACGCAGGAAATCAACGAAATGGACCCCGCCGATCTGGTGAGTCTGTCGGTAGAGGTGGTCACTTTTTTGCTGAAGAAGTCGGTCCTGTCGGATTTAGCGACGGCCTGACGGTAGACGATCTGGTGGCGGACATCGCCACCGTCTTTCATTGGCCGCCCTCCGTTACCGAGTCCATGACGCTGACTGAGGTTCTTGAGTGGCGGCACAAAGCAATCCTGCGACACAGGGCCAGCGATGAGTGATAAAAATCTGCGTTTGCAGGTTGTGCTGGGCGCGGTCGATAAGCTGACCCGCCCCTTCCGCAGCGCCCGCGACAGCACGCGCGAGCTGGCTGGCACACTGCGCGACACCCGCAACACCCTTAAGGCGCTGGACGCGCAGGCCGGGCGCATTGACGGCTTCCGCAAGACCCGCTCACAGCTTGCCATCACTGCTAACAACCTTAAAGCCGCCCGCGAAGAAGCGGCGCGGCTGGCCGTGCAGTTTACGGAAACAAACAGGCCCACAGCTGCACAGGCCCGCGTGCTGGAGCAGGCAAAAAACCGCGCCAGCCAGCTGCAGCAGACTTACAACGGGCTGCGCCTGTCGGTGCAGCGTCAGCGTGAGGCGCTGGGCGCTGCCGGTATCGACACGAAGAAACTGAGCCAGGCGCAGCGTGAACTTAAAAGTCAGTCGGACGAGGCGCGCGCCGCCATTGACCGGCAGCAGCTGTCACTTAAAAAGCTGGGAGAACGGCAGGCAAAGCTGAGCGCAGTTCGTGAGCGCTATTCCCGATCGCTGGAGGTGCGCGATCGCGTGGCCGGTGCCGGAGCGGCAACGTCTGCCGCCGGTCTGGCAATGGGCGCGCCGGTGCTGGCCGCCGTGAAATCTTCATCGGCAATGGAAGACGCCATGAAAGGTGTGGCGAAGCAGGTTAACGGGCTGCGCGACAACAACGGAAATCGCACGAAGCAGTTCTATGACATGCAGTCCGCCATCAAGGCCGCCAGTGAGCAGCTGCCGATGGAAAACGGCGCGATTGACTACGCCGCGCTGGTTGAGGGCGGCGCGCGCATGGGCGTGACGAACCAGAATGATTCTTATGAGGACCAGAAACGCGACCTGATGGCCTTTGCCACCACGGCGGCGAAGGCGTCAACCGCGTTTGAGCTGCCCGCCGGTGAGCTGGCCGAAGGGCTGGGCAAGATTGCGCAGCTGTACAAAATTCCCACGCGCAACATCGAGCAGCTGGGCGACGCGCTGAACTACCTGGACGATAACGCAATGTCCAAAGGTTCAGACATCATCGACGTGCTGCAGCGCATGGGCGGCGTGGCTGACAGGCTGGACTACAGCAAAGCGGCGGCGCTCGGCTCAACCTTCCTGAGTCTGGGCGCGACGTCGGAAACCGCCGCCAGCGCGGCGAATGCAATGGTGCGCGAGCTGTCCGTTGCCACCATGCAGGGCAAATCATTTATGGGCGGCATGGCGCTGCTGAAACTTGATCCTGCAAAAATTGAAAAGCAGATGACCACGGACGCAATGGGCACCATCCAGCGCGTGCTGGAAAAGGTCAACAACCTGCCGAAAGACAAACGTCTGACGGCCATGACGATGGTTTTCGGCAAGGAGTTCGGCAAGGACGCGGCCAAACTCGCTAACAACATGCCGGAGCTGAGGCGACAGCTGCAGCTGACGCAGGGCGACGGGGCGAAAGGCTCCATGCAGAAAGAGTCAGACATCAATAAGGACTCGCTTTCGGCACAGTGGATGCTGACGAAAACCGGCGTTTCCAACACCATGAGCGGCCTGGGCGATTCGCTGCGCACGCCGCTGATGGACATCATGAACATGGTGAAGAAAGTCACCGGCGTGACCCGCCGCTGGGTGGAAAACAACAAGGAGCTGGCGGGCACGCTGGTAAAGGCTGCGGCGGTCATATCCGTGATTGTGCTGGCGCTGGGTACGTTCATGATCGGCCTGGCGGCGGTGCTGGGGCCAATGGCGCTGCTTCGGCTCAGCTTTAACGTGCTGGGGATAAAAGCATTCAGCGCCTTCGGGCTGATTAAAAGCGCCATCGGCATCGTGGGGAACGGCGTGCTGTGGCTGGGGCGGCTGATGTTCGCAAACCCGATTCTGGCCGTTATCGGCCTGATTGCCGCCGGGGCGCTCCTTATCTGGCAGAACTGGGACACGCTCGGACCAAAATTTCACGCCTTGTGGGAGGGTGTGAAAAACGTCACCTCTGCCGCCTGGGAAAAGCTGAAAGGTATCGTGTCCGGCGCGTGGGAGTTGATTAAATCCGTATTCATGAACTACACGCTGCCGGGCCTGATTTATAAAAACTGGGAGGCTATCCGCACCGGCGTTTCAGAGGCATGGGCAGGCATCAAAAACACTGTTGCGGCGAAGTGGAGCGATCTGGTTGATACCGCTAAAACGATGCCCCAGCGTTTTCAGGAGGCCGGTTCGCTGATGATCGATGGCCTGATGGCGGGCATCAGTCAGAAGTGGGACGCCATCAAAAACAAGCTGTCGTCACTGACCGAGTACCTGCCGGACTTTCTCAAGCCGGGCGGTGATAAGACCGGCGGGCCGCAGCTGCCGCGCCCGGCATCTGTAAAAACGGGCGTCGGTGTATCCCTGCCGCCGGGCGGGTTCCCCGGATTTGCGGGCATGTACGACACCGGCGGCTTCATCCCGTCCGGGCAGTTCGGCGTGGCCGGTGAGAACGGACCAGAACTGGTCAGCGGTCCGGCAAGCGTGACCAGCCGCCGGAGCACCGCACGGCTGGCAGCACTCGCGGCGCTGACGCTGGGCGGTGCCGGAGCAACGGCAGAGGCGAAGCCGCTGCACCCGCTCAGCCTGCCTGCACAGGCTTACCGGCAGGAAGCACCGCGTCAGTCGTCTGCCGGTGGCAGTGTGGCACCGGTCAGCATTCACGCTTCATTCACCGTCGTACAGCAGCCGGGCCAGAGCCAGCAGGATCTGGTTGATGAGGTGATGCGCAGGCTTGAGGCAAAAGAGCGACAGGCGCAGGCCCGCGCCCGCAGCAGTTACAGGGACAGGGGAGGATTTGAGGAATGATGATGACGCTGGGCTTATTTGTTTTCATGCTGAGGACGGTGCCCTATCAGGAACTGCAATATCAGCGCAGCTGGCGTTTCCCGTCAAACAGCCGCGTAGGCGTGAGGCCGTCGCTGCAGTTCTTAGGCCCGGACAACGACACGCTGACACTTTCCGGTGTGCTGCTGCCGGAGATAACCGGCGGCAGGCTGTCGCTGTTTGCGCTGGAACAGATTGCAGAGCTGGGCCGCGCATGGCCGCTTATTGAAGGCAGCGGGACAATTTACGGCATGTTCGTGATTGAAAGCCTGAGTCAGACCAAAGCGGAGTTCTTCAGCAGCGGCGTGTGCCGCCGCATTGAATTCACGCTGACGCTGAAGCGCACCGATGAATCGCTGGGGGAAATGTTCGGCAGCCTCAGCGATCAGCTGTCTGCCATGCAGGGCGCAGCAGTTACCGCCGCCGGTAAGGTCAGCGCCGCAGCGGGAGGGCTTTTTTCATGATGACAACCCCGTGGATTAACGGCCAGCAGAATTCCCCCGCCTTCCGGCTGACGATGGACGGGGCGGACATCACGCAGAAGCTGGAAAAGCGGCTGCTGAGCCTGACGCTCACCGACAACCGGGGATTTGAGGCGGACCAGCTGGACATTGAGCTGGACGATGCGGACGGCCAGCTGCAACTGCCGCGTCGTGGTGTCGTGCTTTCACTATCGCTGGGCTGGCAGGATGCGCCGCTTTTCCCGAAAGGCAGCTATACCGTTGACGAAATCGAACACAGCGGCACGCCGGACCGCCTGACGCTGCGAGCGCGCAGCGCGGACTTCAGGCAGACGCTGAACACGAAGCGTGAAAAGTCCTGGCACAAAACCAGCGTGGGCGAAATTGTCCGTGAGGTGGCCGGACGGCATAAGCTGAAAATGGCGATGGGTGAGGACATGGCAAAGATGGATATTGACCACCTCGATCAGACAAACGAATCAGACGCCAGCTTTATGATGCGCCTTGCTAAACAGTGCGGTGCGGTTGCCTGCATCAAGGACGGCAATCTGCTGTTTCTCCGGCAGGGCCAGGGAAAGACGACAAGCGGCAGGACGCTGCCGGTGATCACCCTTCAGCGCAGGGACGGAGACAGCCACCGCTTCACCCTGGCGGACCGGGACGCCTACACCGGCGTGATTGCCAGCTGGCTGCACACCCGCGAACCTACAAAGAAGCCGGTGGCGAAGGTGAAGCGCAGGCGACGTAAAACCACTGCGAAGAAGAAAAAGGAGCCGGAGGCAAAACAGGGCGATTACCTGATCGGCACGGACGAGAACGTGCTGGTACTTAGCCGCACTTACGCGAACCGGGGCAACGCCGAACGGGCGGCCAAAATGCAGTGGGAACGCCTGCAGCGTGGTGTGGCAACGTTCTCAATCCAGCTGGCAAAGGGGCGCGCTGAGCTTTATACGGAAATGCCGGTTAAGGTCAGTGGCTTTAAACAACAGATAGATGCCGCGGAATGGATCATTACAACGCTGACGCACAGCCTGAGCGCGGACAGCGGGTATACAACCAATATCGAACTTGAGGTTAAAATCGAGGACTCAAGCTTACAATAGTAATATTTATTACCCTTTTGGATAATCAGTAGGTATGATCAAGTTAAATAATCAACAGGGCGAATCCTAAATGATGAATTGTCCAAAGTGCTCTCATGCTGCACACACTCGCAGCAGTGTTGTGCTCTCTGAGAACACAAAAGAACGATACAATCAATGCCAGAACATAAACTGTGGGTGTACCTTCAAATCCTTAGAAACTGTAACCGATATAATCATGTGCCCAGGCAGAGTAAATCCCGTACCGCCTCACCCTGCCCGTGGAGGCCCCAAAACGTCCCAAGGCCAACTCTGGCTCTAACCCGCTTCGGCGGGTTTTTTAATGCCTACAACTGACCACAAAAAAATCTGCGTAGCCAATCCGTGGACAAGGGCATAAAAAAAGGGGCTGGCATCACGCCAACCCCTTGTTTGCTATTAACTTTTAGATGTCGCGTTAGCGATACCTTAGTTAAGACGCTCTTTAATACGAGCAGACTTACCAGTACGCTCACGCAGGTAGTACAGTTTGGCTTTACGCACAGCGC